AACGGATACAAAACACAAACACCACCATCTACTGAAATGGGTTTGTATGTTGGATTTTGTCCTGTACTGTCACACAAACCAGTTGCAAAAAATTCAAAAGAAGAATTTGGTTGCACAGTACCAACTAGTACTTGGGAGGTAACACCACTGTCAATATTTTGTAAATTTTTACCCGGATGGGCTAATATACTTAATGCCCCACCCGCTGGACTAAATTGAGCATCAAATTGCCAATCATTACGGCTATCTGGGGTAAAGATTGAATCATTTAACCAGATTTTAGTAATGGTGCCAGAGGGTGCATTTGGCGTAAAATCAATGGTTGTTTGTGCTGGAGGTCCTGCAGCATAGGTAGAACCGGTAATGGTATAAACAATAGGACTACCATTTTGTTCAATAATAAATTCTGTACCAATACCAAAGGTCGTAGTGGCGTCACCTGAAACAATTACTTGACTTACTGTGTTTGATGTTACATCGGCAAATACAGAACCGGGTAACATATTAACTGTGTATGGGCCACTACCGCCAGCATAAGTTGTACCCGTGGTAAATACATCTAGTCCGTCAGCATTTCCAGCAAAAACATAATTTACCCCGTTGTATGGTATGTTTATCATACCACGGTAGATACCATTAAAGCTATTAAAAAGGGTGGTAAAACCACCTATTTTCTTTGGTTCTTTACGTTGAAAACGACACCACACACCATCGGTAAATTGGTCGTTTTGAAATATAGTACCGTCGCGTTTAATCCCACCTGGAATTGCCAGGCTATAAATCTGGGTAAACTGCGTCATGTCCTGCCGCTGGTTATCAGCAGCCATTTAGAACGTTCCGCCAGCGATCAGTTGAGCATTTAACGTTGCATTAATTGTTACTAACGGTTGTAATACATTAGTATTATTCATATCAATCATTTCAAGGCCGTTTACAGCTAAACCAAGAATGTTATGTCCTGGTAAATACATACCTGTTGAAGTATTAGATAGGAAAGAAAAAGATGGTGCCGCTGCAGAACCATTAACAGCATAAAATAAATTAGATGCTGTTGAAGTTAAAAGATATAAATTTTGACCATCACTTAAAACGGTAGCAATATCACTAGTAGTGACCACTAAAGGGGTTTGCGAACTACCTTGCACTTGGAACTGTACATTGTAGTCTGTATGTCCTGTTGCATTAATCAAAATGTAGATCTGAGTTGTAGCTGGCAGCGTAACCGTTAGTGTTTCTGTACGACTACCACTTTGGGCAATATAACTTTGAATAATAGGGGCGTATGTAACTAAACTAAAATTGTTACCTGGAATAGAGTCTACATCGTATGTTGCCGCCGTAAAAGTTACGTTGGCCGCTGGAGTTAATCCAACAGTAACAAAATTACTTGTACTTACATCATAAAAAACATATCCTGAATCACCGGGATTAACTACAATACTAGCCTGATCGTTAATCATAGAAGGATTTTGTGGCGTAATTCTTAAAGATCCGGTGCCTGCGTTTCTAAATCCAATAAACCAACCTGTTGTCAATGTCCCAACAGCGGGCAATGAAAACAATCCGTTACCACCATTCCAAACAAAAGTTGTTGCTCTGCTAGCATCATTAATTATGGGGGTAGTTGAAACGTTTGCAATATTTTGAGTTACTGCCAGTTTACCACCAAGGGTAGTTAAACCAGCACCTTGCAACGATACCGCATCAGCAAATGATGTGCCTGCCCCAAAGGTTAAATTGGCCCAAACCCCACCAAGACTGGTGTTATCTGTTAGGTAAACATATTTAGATATGCCAACATCAACAGTAATTGTTTCTCCACCCGCTGCGTCTATAACTGTAAAAGGGTGAATTCCTAGATTGCGAAATAGTATGTCAGAGCCTACAGCTCCTTGTGTTGCATCCGGCAAAGTAATACTAAGGTCAGTAACACTAGCGGCGCAATCCATAATACGTGCAGCAGGTACCTGAGTGGGGTTAACGACAGTAGGCCAAAAAAGCTCAGTGTTGGTACTAAATGAGAGAGCATAATAAGATACATCCGTTGGTTGGATGACGTTGCCGGTAAATGGGGATACAAATGTTGACATATTTTATGGTTCCTGAACCGTAACGTTGCGGTCGATACGACGAGAGTTGTCTTCTTTTTTAAGGGCAGCAAGGCAATCGGTGTAATATGTTTTCCACATATCCAATTTATCCAATGCTTTTAAATAGCCTTGTGCTTGTAACAAAGTGCCAAACAACATGGCTTGTGGCGCTTCTCTAGTAAATAAATTTTGTTGATTTTGTGAATCTAACGGTTGAATTTCACTGTAATAAATGATTTCAATTGCAGTACGTTGGGCGGGAGATGGGGCAAATGCCCAATTGTTATAGTCGTATTCGCCGTAGTATTTGACATCGCTGGCGGTTGATTCAGATTGATACTGAGCAACATAATCTTGAGAACGCAACAAAATGGGACGCCCGTTTGCTTTCATAGAGACTGTTTTTCTCCAACGAGCGGGTTTAGCCAATACAACTTGGTTTTCGGCCAAAGAACTTTCCACAACAGTTAACTGAAGAAAAGTCTTAAGTTCAGCAGCAATAGCAGACTCCGCTAAACCAATCAGGTTGGGAATTTGTGCCACAAATTGAGCGTCGTTACGCTCCATGTAGTTGATCACATCCGCTACCAGATTGTCATAGGTCATTACGTATGCGTTGGTAGTCATCGTGTGTAGTAGCTGATATTAGGTTGGAAATAGATGGGCGACTTGTCACGATCTTCATCTTCAAATTCAGTGCGGGCTTGCAACGCCAATTTTTCAAGATAACCAACACGGGCAAGGTCAACACCGGGCAATTGCATTGACAATTTGTGTGATAGCGCAGCTTGGAAGTAAGGAATAACACGATCTGGCATGTACAGCTCGTTTGTTAACGAACCAACATCTTGCGGTTGCAATTCCAAGATAAATGAGAATACCTGAAAGTTGTTATTTGGTACGGGCCACAGATACATTTGAGGCACAATCTGGCGGTCAAACCAATACTGTAATGTGCGTTGGCTTGGGAACTGTTTGTTTGGTAGTGAGAAGTAGTCAGAGCGGTTCAAGCGGGCCATTGGGATGACTTGCTGGCTTTGAGCAAACTGAATAGAGCGCAGTGAGAATGTGTTTGCCGTATCGCGGTTGTTTAACCTATAGTAGTAAAACTGCTGTGATACGTCAATTGGAAAGTAGGCCCAAGTTCTATCTTTAAGCGTGGTCTCTGGCAGCGCTTGCCAAGTAACCCAATTAATGCCATCATTGCTGACTTGAAAGTCTAAGTTATAAGTAGCCTCACCAGTGATTGGGGCATAGCAGTTAAACCCAACGTAGTAGATTCGCTGTTGACCATCGTAGGCAGCACCAAAGTAGTTTTCTACTAAAGTGGAAGTAGAGTGCAGCTCTAAGTCGCTATTGGTTTCTTGGTCAAACAAAAGATAAGCATCTTCGCTATCAATTGGAAGTGCTGCAGAAATGGTAGGGTTTACAATGTAGACCCAGTTGGCTTCTAATACGTCCACGCAGTTCGGCGGCATTTCCAAAACTTGCTGATTGGTTTGTGGCCCAAGGACCTCAATCTTTTGTAACCAAATGTTAATACCACGGTTAACACTATTCTGAAGGATGTAGAATAATGCTTGGCGTCCAGCGTCAATGTATTCAGGCGTAATTTCTTCCGCTGTTTTACCAGCGTCACGGTACGCATACGAGATCAGCTGATCAACAGTGATCTTAGTCTTGTTGTACGTATTAGAATACGCCATATTACCTTCCGCGGCCGGCGGCTCGCTTAGCTACAGTTTTGGGTAGATTGGGTTGTGCTTTGCCAGCTTTAACAAACTCTTTGCCAACCTTTTTAGGGATGCCCAGAGTAGACTTTCCAGCGGCTGCGGCGTACATTGCTTTTTGTTGCTGTTCAGATTTGATTGGCATGTTATTTAGCCCCGAAAGCCTTACCAACAGAAGCACGTATTTCATCTGGTGTCATTTTTCCAGGGGTTGCTTGTGGTGGGCGTTTGCCTTCAATAATTTGTTGGGCAACTGGGGAAAT